GTCTATTGAAGAACTTGGTGAACTTGGTTTCACGCCCACCGTTGTTCAAACATTACCAACGCAAGATATAGATACGAATACGATTTATTTAGTACCTAAACAAGATAGTGAGCAAGAAGATGCCTACGATGAGTGGTTATACATAAACAATGCGTGGGAACACGTTGGAAGCACAAGTATTGATTTGAGCAATTACTACACAAAAAGTGAAATTAAAGAGATAAATTCAAATAGAGCAGAAAGTATAGTAATAAACATTCCGAGTGTTGCACGCTCTACATTTTCTACAAGAATGAGTGACAATACAAATAACTTAACATTGTTTACTATTTCGGATTACAATAGTATGATACAAGAAATGATTATTGGTTTACAAAAAGCGTATGATAATGGTTCACATTTTGTTACGATTGGTTTTAATGATGGATACAATCACTATAATTTACCTTTTGATATGAGTGGTTATGATATTCAGACCAAACCAACATATATGGAATGTTCACAAGTTATTAGATATATTGATGCATTTAGAACATACAGATTAATGCTCAACATTACTTGGAATGGAGATACCATAGCAAGTTTAAGTAGAGTTCGTTTGTTGAAAGACAATATGGCTAACTACATATCAAATACAAACATAGCAGAATACATACCGGTAGGAGACTACAACCCAGCCACTAAGAAGTATGTTGATGATAGTATTGCAGCAATTCCAAGTTCTTCATATACAGCAGGCAAAGGAATTAACATCGATGCCAATAACGAAATAAGTTCTACTATGCCAATATATCTTGTAGAAAATGTGTCATATTCTAATCCTTTTATTATTGAAGGTAAACCAAATGGTATATATTATTTTGGTCATAACTCAAATCCGTATATAACGGGCTATTCTGGCGGACAAGTGCGTGGCGTGGAGATTTGTAATGGTTTTTTAATGATAACAAATTCGACAATAGACAAAACATTAAACACTTGGCAACAAGTTGGATATATATGGGGTACAAATGTTAACAGTATATATAAAACTGTTCTATGTTTTTCTGGAACATTAGCAGTGTTGGGTGGTACGGGTGCGACACAAGTAGGTCAGTCGGCAGGTCAATATGTAGTACCAGTAAACGGTAATTGCACAATAAATAATATAAAAACATTTAACGCATTACCCGAAAGTTCTGTTGTACCAACAACAAATAATCAACTCGTAAATAAAAAGTATGTTGATGACAGCATAGCAAGTGCAATAACAGATGCGTTAGGAGGTAGTTACTAATGGCTAGAACCGATACATTAGGACACTTCCTAACGGATGTTGCCGATGCAATAAGAACTAAAAAAGGCACAAGCGATACAATGCAAGCAAGTGATTTTGATACTGAGATAGAGAATTTACCTAGTGGTGGTAAATATGCACCAAGATATGTTTGTTTTTACTATTATAATGGAACTGAATTGGATGATGAACTAGCCAATTTAAACACATCTAATATAACTAGTATGAAATATATGTTTTATAACTGTTTCAATTTAACAAGTATAGATTTAACCGACTGGGATACTTCCAAAGTAACAACTATGGAACAAATGTTTTATAATTGCCAGCAATTAGTAAGCATTGACGGATTAAGTAACCTAAATTTAGGGTCATTGACAAGTCTAGCGAGGTTTGCTGCCAATTCAAGCGTTCAATCAATAAACATTGATGTTAATAACACTGGTACAATTGATGTTCAAAGTATGTTTGAAGGCGACCGTTCATTAATTTCTGCGACTATATCAAACTTAAAAAATATAACGGCAATAAATTCAATGTTTTCTCAATGTGCTAATTTAGAAACAGTAAATATGACTTCGTGTACTCTATCTTCAAATTGTAGATACCTTACAGGTATGTTTTATAATTGCTCTAGTTTAACGACATTAGATTTATCTTGGATAATTGCGTCTCAGCAATTTTATTCAACAGACAATATGTTCAATGGATGCGTAAATTTGAGACACATAGATATTAGAAATTGGGAAATTAATTCAAGTACTTCAAGTAATATGTTTGGTAATACGGCTTCAAATGGTGTCCCAGACGATTGTGAAATAATTGTAAAATCGGATACCGAAAAGACTTGGGTAACATCGAGATTTAGCAGATTAACCAATGTCAAAACTGTAGCGGAATACGAGGCAGAACAAAATCAATAAGGAAAGGTGATATAAATGAAACAGTTTTGGACCGATTTAAAAAGTTGCATAACAATCCTTATGATAGTATTGCTATTCATAGTTGTTATCGCAAACCTATTCGGTAAGACCTTAGCAGATAACTTGTTAATACTTGTTACAAATTTAATAACAGCGGTATTCACATATTATTTTGCTAAGAGAGAAAACAATGAAGGGAGCAACGAAAATGGAAGAGACAAAAGTGATGACACCAATTGAGGAACCGGAAGAAGAAACATACGAGGAGGAAGTGTAATGGCAAGAGGATGTAGAGTATTAGAACCACTTAGATGTGAGATAACCCAAGGGTATAAGGCTGGCGTCCACAACGGTATTGACGTTGTTGGACCCGGCTACACACTATGCTGGGAAATAGCACACAGTGATGGAACCGTAGTTGCAACAAGAAACAATTGCAACGGATTTGAACAAGGTTCTTACGGAAACTACGTAAAGATAAGACACGATAATGGGTACTATACATTGTACGCACATGGTGCTTACAACACAGTACAGGTTAGTGTTGGTCAAAGAGTTAAACGTGGTCAAAGACTTATGTATATGGGTAACACAGGAATGAGTTATGGCGGACATTTACATTGGGAAGTTAGAACACCTAACGACACTCGCATTGACCCAACACCTTATCTTGACGCAGACTTACCAAGTTCTAGTCCAGCAAAAGAAGTTAATGTTTATTACAGAGTAAAGACACAGAAACATGGCTGGCTTCCGGAAGTTAAGAACTTAGAAGACTATGCTGGCTGGGAGAAAAGCCCAATCGTAGACTTCATGGTTAGAGTTGATAAAGGTTCTGTTTGGTATCAGGCTCACATTAAGGGTGGTAATTGGCTATCACGTGTAACTGGTTACAACACAAACGATTACTATAATGGCTACGCCGGTGACGATAGAAACCCAATTGATTGTATAAGAATATATTACAATACACCTAGTGATATCAGACCATTCAAGAAAGCGAAGTATAGGATAAACAATTATCCTTGGGTATATGATAATGAGAAGTGTTCTAACGGTGATGACTTCGCTGGTGAATACGGTGTAACGGCTACTGAACTTAGAGTTACAATAGAATAGCCTCCCAGACTAAATTCTATGGGGGTACATTGAACGAAATATCTTGTCTCGATAATTTAATCGGTTTGGATGTTTCGTTCTTTATTTGCCAAATAAATAGCCTTAGAATTGATTTGCACGATTTGCGATTGTATGCTATAATATGATTAAATGAAAAGGAGTGCTAGGTGTATGGGTATGCTAAAGGATATATTAGGGCTAATTATTAGTTTGTCAACGGTGTTTGGAATATTCACCGCTATAATAAATAAGATGTTTAGTAAGAAATTAAAACCGTTGGAGGACAGAATAGACCAAGGCGAAAAGAATAGCATGAAGCATGACATGGGACAACTTCGTTATTTGGTTGTATCATTCGCAAATGATTTAAGGAATGGTGTATCAAAGAGTAAGTTCCAGTTTGATGCTGTGTTTAGTTTCATAGACGAATACGAAGAAATGATAAATGCATTGCATATAAAGAACGGGCTATTTCTTGAGGAAGAAAATTATATCAAAGAACAATATCGCAAGTTAATAAATAACAAGTAGTTGACAAAGTTGTCAAGTTATATTATAATACATCCCAACTGAAAGGGGTGTTTTTATTTGAAGAAGTTTGAATATAAATACAAGTATAGACCTGCCGTATATAATTATATTATGAGTGATATAATACTCAATGAGAATAGACAAGAAAAGAAGATACTAGAATTACTTGTTAAAGGAAAGACCTGCGAGCAAATCGCCGACGAAGTTGGTTATAGTGAAAGAACAATTCAACGGAGAAGGAAAGATATTTTTAACAAAACAAAAGACCTTATGATTTAAGGTCTTTTCTACATTCATAGGGGTCTATACCCAATACATTATAACTTTCTTTAAAGTATTCGGTAACAAATTTGAATTGGTTGTCATTTATCAACACCAATTCTTTTTCGGTGTCATGCTTATAACTACCATAAGGACAACCCATACAACCAGTTCTACATACATATTGATAAACACTCGGTATTTCTATATTATATTTTTCATATATTTTATCCAATAGGTCATCGTTCAAGTCATGTATTGGAACAAATTTACCATTGTTAGTGAAACAACTTTTGTATTGCTGTTTCCTTAGCATACTCTCGCCGCCCCTAATACCTAGTATTGGCTTTAATCCGGTTTCTTTTTCAAAATCGTGGGCGGGTTTTTTCTTTAAATAATAACAACACAAATGCGTTATATTGTGTGCGTTATTACACTTAACATATTCTCTTGCTTTTTTAGAAATACCAGCAAAGCCCTTATTATAAGTTCCATCTATTTTTTGTTGAATTGTCTTGGATGGTGTTTTACCTTTTCGTAAAGCGTTTTGATAATAATATATATAGAAATCCTGTTCTTTACTAAAGCATGGTATTCCATACTTCTCTTTAATTTGCATTGGCTTTAATGTTGGCGTAAGTATAATATCACTATTTCTTAAAATTCTATCTCTTATTTCATGGTGTTCCATATAAGTATTTATACCAACGATTGGTATGTCATCCCGTTTTAAATATTCTTTTATAAACCAGTATAGGAAATGGCTATCCTTACCCCCACTATAAGACAAATAGTATGTATTGGGTTTTATTTTATCAAACCTAGATTTAAGGTCAACCAAATAGAAATCTATTTCATCCATGCTATCACCTATCTAAATAATATCACAAAGTTACGACAAAGTCACGCCATTTTGTCGTAAACATTGTCGTTTGTATATTGGAATAGTGATGTTATAATACACATCCGAAACACAAACCAGACACATTTGAAAGATTTAAAAGCAATATAATTTAAGTAGGTGATACAATGCGAGCCGATGAATATTTAAAAGTTAGAAGATATATAAAAACGCTATGCCTAGATAGTGTAAAAGAAATATGCGAGCGAGTTGGTCTCGATGAGTTCGATACGAATTTAGTAATTCATATAAACAAAAACTATACCCGAGTACACACATCCTTGGCTCTTGGTATATGCGAGAGTGCAGTTAGTAAAAGGAAGAATAAAGCACTGGCTCGTGTTAGAGATTATCTAAGAAAAAATAACATACCATATTAGTATGTTATTTTTAGTATAGTTTCTCCCCACCAATAATTATACCACAATCCATGCTTCTTCTGCAACTCTATCTCTACAATCAAAACTATCTATGACTATGCCGTAGCGAGAACATGTTATGTGTCCGTTCATTGTAATAAGCAGTACGTTGTCTGGATATGCAGCGGCTACTTCCCCTACTAATTTGGGGAGATATGGTACCGTGGGATAGTACGCATCTAAATATCTTTGTATAAAATCCCTGTCATTCATCATTGTCCTGTTGGATTGGGCTAAATCGCTTAACTTATCGTATGTGTAATCCCACGTAGTACCCTCTGCTGTGCAGATTGCACGGATTGTGCAGTCGTTTTCGTATAATCCGTACGGATTTTTATTTACATATTTGTACATTACATTTGTGCTATCTTCTGTGTATACTCACGGATAAGTTGCATTTCTTCTTGGCTTCCCGCTTCGGACTTTAACATATCAACAAAGTCAACCATACTTTCAAGCATGTACTCAAGGCTCTTTAAAGTATCGTTTTTAGCATTGTAGTTTCCACGATTGTAGTCTTGTCTTCCTTCTTCATAGTTTCCGTATTCAGAATACATCTCGTCAATATAATCGTGTCCCCTATATCTGCCACGTCCACCTCTTGCACTATATGAACCTTCATTGTATCCTCTTCTATTATATGAACCTTCTCCGTATCCTCTTCTTCCGTATTCGCCGTATCTCATATTGTTCTCCTTTCCTTTCCAATAATCTTCGTTGGCAACATCCTTGTGGATGTCTACTAGCATGTCCAACATTTCAATGTTATTTGGTGATATGTCTTCTTCTATTATTTGACATATCTTCTCTTCCAGTTTCTCATTCAATTTTTCTTTTGTTTCTTCACTCATTATTATGCTCCTTTCGTTCAAGGATTGATAATATCTTTTCGTTTTGATTAATGATTGTTTTTAAATACATCTCGTCTTGTGATTGTAATTCCTGCATCAAGTCAGCGTTATTGTAATCACGAAACAATATCTGCAAACTCAATGCTTGCAATACTAAACCAAGGTTGTCAACGCTACTACTCTTCATTAATTATTACTTCTTGAAATATTAAATGTGGCGTTTGTTATGATAGGTATTTGGGTTACGATTGGAGTGGTTGGAGTAGTTGGGGTTGGTACGCTAGGCACGCTACCAACTGTTATATTAGTTGTACCTCTAGGACATACTCTAATCTTTTTATTAAATGCGACCGTTTCATAATCGTCTGCTGCTGCAAGCGTAACCGCTCTAACTGTATCTGGAATTAATACACCATCCTCGTACAAACCTATTGCTACCACGCCGGCTGTTGCCGAAGAAATTGAAGCACTAAAATTTACATTATAATAACCTGTATAACCATTACCAAATAACTTAAAAATTGGATTACCATCTTGATAATCTAACCAACCACCATTGCAACAAAACGCACATCTCGTTCTTATATCTGTGTCATCAAATACGATAGGACTAGTGTTACTTGTTAGTGGTGTTGGTTCATTAATAATTGTTTGTATCATATTGTTTCTCCTTTCAAATAAAAAATGGAGAATAGGACTTGCCTATTCTCCGATGGTACCGACATTAATGTCGGTGACCTAGCCAGCAAGTTCTCGTAATCGAGTTAGTAGTAATCTACTATATGCTATTAAATTAAACCTGTTGCGTAGTTTCCGCATCCACATCCATTGTTGCTAGGACAAGTGAATATAGGTGTTCTGCCGTACACTGGTGTTGACGGAATAGGGCAATTAACTAGGCGATTGTACATCAAATCAATTTCACTATTTAATGAATTTGAAATAAATGCGTTTTGAGCCGTTTGACTTGCTCTTAAATCTGCCATTGATAATTGTCTTTGAAGGTCAGCAATCTTTTCGTTTTTCTCGTCTATCTTATCTTGACATAATTGGTCTAATATTTTTTGCGTGTTAGCAGTTTGATTGATTAACACATCTTTTAAACCGTCAGCAAGTGCTGCTCTATCAGCACAGTTTTCGGATAAGATAACTGAGTTTAAGTTTGCTGTCGCTAAACGATTATCGCAACAACATTGTGCTAGTTGACTACCCAAAGTATTGAAGCCTTGTAGCGTAGCGATTTGGTTATTGAATGATTGGTTCATGTCTGCGATTTGTCTGCTGTTTGCGGATATTTCAGCGTTTGAAAAACCACCATTGATAGCAGATACTATGTCGCTTGTGCTATTACACATTTGGTTTGAGATGCCATATACACCATCTCTAACACCTTCGATTTGATTACTTAGATGTAATGTATCGAAACCGTTGTTGGTGTTATTCATAATTTCTTTTTGACCATTGCTTAACCAAGCATAGCCATTGTCAAAACTATTTCCACCAAAACCTCCGAAGCCATTGTTTCCATTACCCCAAATTAAGGCAAGTAAAACAATTAACCAGATAGCACTGTCGCCACCGAAACCACCAAAGCCGCAATTGTTTCCACTCATCATTGGGTATACTGGATATGGATATGCTGCACCATTGTTGGTTGCAAGTTCAACTGTTGGTTGAATACCACTGTTCATACTTTTTATTCTCCTTTCTTAGATTTCTATATCAAACACTACTTGGTGTTGATACCATTATTTTGTAACTGTTTCAATGTTTCCTCTGGTACGCCAAACTGTTTTGCTCTGGAAAACAAATTGTCCATTTGTTCCGGTGTGTAATTGCTAGTTATTTGTTTAAACATATCCATTGGGTTGCTGTTATTATTTCTTGCTTGCTCTACCACTTGAAACATTTGTGGGCTTTTTATCTTGAGTTGGTTCATCAATATCATCAGTAATGGATTTTGCATTTGTTATCATACCTTTCTTCAACTCGTCTATTTGTAGTTGTAAGTTTTCTATCATTAAATCTTTTTCATCCTTTTGTACGATTTCTTTTAACTCGTACGCCTTGACCTCACCTTTCACATTCTTTAACCACATTACACTGAGGTCTTTGCTAAAGAATGGTGTGTCAGTAAACACAAGTTCTTTGTTCACATCATCGATTGTTCCAGCAAAACGCATACCAACCTGAGACGTAGGTGGTGCTAATTGAAATGTTTGGTTAATATTCGGTGTTGTTTGTTGTTGTGGTTGCGTTGCTTGTTGCAATTGTCTATCAATTCTATCTCGCATACCCTGCAATTCCTGTATATATGCTTGGCTACTATATGGATTTTGATACATATAAATCATTACCTTTCTTACAATTCAAGCATAACAAAAAAGACCCTTATAAAAGGGTCTAATAAATATACAATATGTGTTTAATTAATCTAAATCATTCCCAATAATTGTTTGTCTTGGGCTTGCGTTTGGAGATGGTATATTCACTTGGTTATCATTGACAAGTTCAATAACTCTCTTTATGTTTGCGAACGTTGCATACGTTCCATCTTCCCTTGGTTGCGTTCCTTGGTTGTGTACTATCTCACATTTCAATTTTCTACCAATAAGTTTTGGTGTGTCCTTTATTGTATCAAACGTGTCCATATCTTCTAATCCAAGTGCAATTCTACACATGATAGCCATTGCTGTTAAGCCACCAGCATTTGAGAAATTGTATCTATTGACTAATGTCCTATTGGTCAATACATCTTTGAACGTTACACTCATTTCAGTTGGTTTTCCACTTGGTTTACATTCAGCCTTTGTTATTTCAAGTATTCTTTCGCCCTCTGGTACGGGTTCAAAACTCGCTAAATCGAATTTAATTGTTGCCATTATTCAACATCCTCCGTTTCTTTATAAATGTCAGTGACTAATTCTTTTACTTTCGTTAAAGATACACCACTTTGTTTTGCTAAACTAGTGGCAAATCCAATTGCCATAGTAAAGCAGAAACCTTCGTCGCCATCGTGTTTACTAACATACGTAAATCCATTATCAGTAAACTCTTTTTGTTTCAAAATTACTTTTGCTTTCTTCATTCTTCTTCCTCAACTTTCTTGGTTAATTTGTATGTAACAACATCTTCCGTATATTTATTATACAATGTTGGTTGTTCTTTTGCAAAGGTTTTTTCATTAAACTTTTTATCATTCTTTGCTGAGAGTGTGTATGCCCCACAGTTATACAATTCTCTTTCCATCATTCTAGCCTTAATGTCAGCCTCTAATAACTTCAATTCTTTTTCCTTTGCTTTTATTCCGCTTGATACTTTTAATAGTTCTATTTCTTTTACAAGAGTGATAGCATTGGCACAGACATCTTCTAGTTCGTTGTCGTTGCTCGGTTGAGATGCTCTTATAATATCGAGATATTCTTTATCTTTCACCTCATCAAACTCTGGTGATACACCGGTTTCTATATGGTTCTTCCACCATTCTTCACAGTAATCAACGGCTAATTCAATGGTACCAGTTTCACCGGTTGGTAGTGGTAGGTAACACTCGTTTAATTTCTTGACAGTGAACTTTGTGTTGACATCATTAACAACATAATTTTCCGGATTATTATAGTCCATTGGCTGTAAGAAACTTGATACATACAGTATCTTATCTAATTTATCAAGATAGGAATACAACATACCTTGACATAGATAATCTACGGGCACGTTGTTGTTCGCCCAATCTTGTGGTTTAGAACTTGTCTTACATTCGCCGACCATAGCAATTGTTTTGCCATCGTTTTTAACAGACACAAAGTCTCTTACACCATCAAATATTCTACCTAAATCCTTGAAGTTACTATAACGATAGTCGTCTATACTATTCCCATAGTATTCTTCCATACTTAATATATTAGGAAACTTTTGCTTAGCGTAATCTATTTGTTTTGGTTCAATTGTTTTACCGGCAATTGTATATTTGTTGTCTTCAAAAGGTAGTGTTACAAGTCCAGTTATTTCACACCACGCACCAAACGGTGTTTGATACTTGTTTAATTCAAGAATACTTGGGAACCTATGACCAGTTATTTTCTTTGTTCTCTTTGGCGGTTCAATTACTATATGCTTTCTATCGTCACTATATGACCATTGTTTACTCATGCCTATCAGACCTTTCTATTCCAATACGAATAATCTTTTTTATAAGACCAACAATAAGTAGAAAACAAAATATCATTCCACCTAAGAAACCAAGTAGAATATATATCCAAAACTCGTTCATTGTTATTCTCCTTTAAGACTATCTAGTTTGTTGTCCACTTTTAAACTGATTTCAAGGATGTCAGCAGAAGATAATTCGCCACTGATTAATTGTTGCAATGTACTTGCTCCCCATTCAGCATTAACAGTTAATTCCCTAACTTTCATAATCTTATCTATGATTTCTTTCACGTCGTCCTTGTCGCTCTCGGTTTGTTGAACTTCTGCAACAACCTCTTGTGTTAGTTCTTCTTTCTTTTCTGCGGGAATATATGTTGGTACCTTTGGTTCCGCACTTTGTTCCGTTGTTGGTACTATAGTTTCACCGCTAGCAAAATCATCATTACTCAAATATTTTGGAGCGAAGTTTTTATCAAACCAATTTCTAAATGCTAATGCACTAGCACCGCTTATACCTTTATCACAAATATCTGAACCACTTGCCATTACTCTATATGTAATACATGGTGTTGCGTCTTCGTCATCATGTAATGCAAACGCATCTGCGTCATAAAATTCAGCACGGCAGAACACTGTCCATACATGTTGCGGTACTTTGTTTATTGGTTTAAATAAATCTCTTTCAAATCCTTCTTGGCTTATAACTTCCCATTGAAATAGTAAACCATACTTTATACTTAATTCATTTATTGTTCTATAATACTGACCAATACTAGGATATTCTCTACCACCTAGATTGCTTGGCATAACTTGGTCCATTACAAAATCAATATTCATTATTTCTTTTTTCATTTCATTTATCTTTTGATAAATATTTAGTTTAGATTTTTCCACGTTATCACTCTTTCCTTTATTTGTTTCTATAAGTTTAATTAGTTCGTCTTTCTTTATTTTGGGGTCGAACTCAATACCCATCTCTTGTGCCATCTCGACAAGTTCTGTCTTCTTATATTCGGTCAATCTTTTCACCCCCTTAAAGTCAGACAACTTTTGATGTGCAATTTTAATATACCATTCTTTATCTATGTCGTCAATGGTACACTCGTTTGCATTGTCTACGATAGGATTGGTTGGACAGTTCGCCAAACTATCCCTACGACCATCGTATTTTATTTTAACAATAAGACCACTTGGTTTCTTACCGGCATACACTCGGTTATTACGTTGTAATTCAATGTCCCCCTCTGGACTTTCTTGAACCATTTTTTCGTACGTATGACCTAAATGTGTAATCATTTGAAATCTAAATATATCATTGCAATTTAATATTGTTTCTTCAAGCGGTATATTGAACAATAGGTTTTTAAGGAGAGCCTCACTAATTATTGTTAGTGAGTTTGCCTCTATTTCGTCGTCAAATGAATAATCGCATTTGTGTGTTTCTTTGTTCCATTTAAACTTATGCTTGCCTTTAAACTCTCCGCCTTTGTAGTTTACTTTGTAATCGTCATCACCGGTCTGCACTATCTCACAGTAGTTATTCACGTCTCGCATACAAATCTTAACAATCTTATCTTCTTCGAGTTCAAACCCGGTTAGGTTTTCCCAGTCGTTTAATACTTTCAACGCTCGGTCTTTTAGTTCTTCTTCAATAGTAAACATTACAGCATCGGTATTTGCCGATACCATTTCAAGCGTAGGTATTTGTTGTAGGTCATGTATTAATTGTAAGATAAGTAATTGACCAGTTGTACATATCGAGAACCCTTGCAACGGGTCATATAGTTTATTGAAGGTTGCTCTAAGTGTACCAGTATATGCGTTGAGTGGAAGTTTTAAACCAACCTTTAAGTCATCATTGGTTAAGTTCAGTGGCTTCAAGAAATCGTCAGTCAACTCACCATGTTTTGCTTTCATACGCATTGATAATAAGTTAACATAATCGTCAGCACTCTCTTGGTTCCTACTCGAATAACCAAACAGTCTTACAGCGTTGGGGTACAAGGATGCAACGTCAAAGTTTAATAGTATTCTAGCCACAGTTTAACCCATCCCCTCTATCATAAAAGTAAGAACCGTTCTTGATAAAACCATGACCACCGCCAACACCAATCTGAAACTCGATTGTATCGAGGTCAAGACACGGTGCATCTCGCTTATAATCAATATCATTGTGGGCGATTAAATCGTCAAAGTATTCCAGTGCCTCAACCGGTATTTTCGATTTATCTATTTGCTTTGGATAGGTGTATAGAAACGGGTCATCATGCTCAACACGTTCCGCTTTAAGCAGTGTTGCTGTTAGGTTTGCGTCTGTCATACCAAGACCAAACTCGGGGTCAATGCCACCTAACTTACATATAATAAACTTTGATTTATAACTATTGATTAACCTATCAAACAATGGGAATAATGCGTTAACATCGGCGGTACAATAGAACAGTACCTCTTCGTATTGTGCTCTTGTCCACTTAGTTGGCAAATCGAATGGAACGGTGGTCTCCGTTATATTCATTCGTAGGTTGCCTTCTATTTCTTTAAGCGACTTAAATGTTTTTATACAATCGAACAAGTCCCATATCGCCGGCAAATCACAATATCCCTCGTATGGATAGTCCCAGCCATTGCCACCGCCAATTATAAAATCGTTTATCTCTTTTGTTTCTTCCGGAGAATATCCCAGTAGACACGCTTTTAATATATACTTATCGTACGATTTACAATTATAGCCCATAAAAATAGGGTGATTTTTATCTATGAAATCTTGATACTCATTAGACGTTGCGTTATAGAATACCATTTTTTTCTTGGTTCTATAATTGATGGCGACCATGAGTACATCGTGTGCAAACACTTCATAGTCGAACATCCACAATCTATCTAGTAGCATATCAAATTCCATACAAAATCACCCTACCTATTTGGCTGTTTTATAAACAACTCTTTCTTTTGGTTTTTCATAAGTCTTTCCCGGTTGAATAACCTTACCGTCTCGTCCGATACGTTTAGATACCCACACGGTTGTACCCCTGTTTTTGTATTTCTCTTTGTAATAATTTTGTTTTTGCTTCCAACTCTCAAACTTTGGTTCGTCGTCCATTAGATATTAATTCTACCTTTCTTATCAAGAATTTCGTAGTTCTTTAAAACATCTAACTGATAGTCTTTATCGTTTGATAAAGATAACACCGCTCTAACTTCTTCAACGAATTTAATAAGTTCAGAGATTTCCTTGTTATAATCAGCGTTATATTTTTTTCTAATATTACTTTCAATCTCACTATTTAATTCATAAGCATACTCTGGTTCATAGCCAGTTTTTTCAATAAACGTTTCATCCTTGGTATTATATTTATCAGCGAGTTGTTTTAAGTTTATTTCAAATTCTTTAATAAGAGTTTTGTAAGCGTCAACGACTTCAAGTTTATTGTATTCGTCGTCAATTATGCCTTCATATTTTGCAGCAATCTCCGCTCTCTTTGTTCTTTCGTAATAATCTAAAATATTCATATTATCAATCCTTTCTATTTTGCTCTCGTTTTTGTCAACATGTAATGTTGTAGTTGCATAGTTCAACGCATCCAGTGTATCGTCATTAAGTTCTATATCGTTAACCTTCAAATAATCATCGGTGTTCCATAGACCTAGGTTTCCTAGTGTTGTCCATGCACTGTCGTCAACTTTAAAACTCCATGTTAGATTTGTCCCACTATCTCCGCTCATTATTATTCCTCCTCAATTGTAAACGGTATGCAATCCTCTTTTGTAACATACCCTTTCTCTTTAAATATCGGATATATATTCAACCAAGATTGAAACCATGTGCCCGTTTTATCAGACCAAACATACACATAAACATTGGTATTACAATGGTCTATGAAATGTTTTATCTCGTCTTGCTTCTTTTCCAACCCGCTTGATTTAAAATACAATTTATCGCCCGTTATGTGCTTTGCTTCTATGCACAATACAGTTGCGTTTTTTATAGCGATTATATCGAAACACGTTCCACTTATTTCGGTTGCCAGTTTGAACGGCTGATAACCCCTTTTGTAATATGCTTGTATTATCTTTTGTTCCCATAGTTTACCAATTGACTGACTTTTTAATCCGCCCATTGCCCGTCCTTATCTTGGTTATAACGATTTCTAAGTATCGCAATATTGTAATCTTCCATGATTGCTGTTGGTATTCCCAACTTCTCGTTTAAGTCGTATATTGTTCTTTCACTCAACAAATATTTTTCAACACTTGGGTTGTTAGAGTATATCCATTGCAGCCATGTTCTACTCTTGCCAATATACTTTGCAAACGCATCATTAGTCATGTGTCTTTGACGTTGGCATTGCTTTAGTTGCTTTGGAAAATCCAATTCATATCACCTCTCTTTTATGTACTTAACTAAATTATACCATCTTTATCACAACTGGTCAATGATTTTTGACACTATTGTTAAAATATGGTATAATAATATATGTGTTAAATTAACTTTTAGCACGTTATCACATTTCCAGTCCGAGAGAATACCCCTCATTCTCTCGGCATTTTATTTATATATCACCGGTATTTACCAAGATACATTCCGGTCTTTCTTTTTCAAAAGCCTTTTTAACTTTATACCTTACATCTTTTTCGGATAATGGTTCGTCAAAACTTTCGTTAAAATGTTTCGCCAATATCTCAATCTCTTCCTCATCAAGTCTTGTTTTATAATATAAGTGATTGATGTATTGGAAGAGTTGGTTGTCTCTATCACCTTTATAAACCTCCGCTGGTTTTTCATAAGGCGTTTTCTTATGTTCTGTTTTTGTACCAGCGTTGGCGAGAATAAACCTTTTCAACTTTGGGTGCATTTTTGGTGGAGACATTGGTATTGTTGAGAAGCCATAACCGACGCCATTTATCACTGATGGCTCAACAACAATGTACCCGTCTGTTCTAATATCAATACCGGGATAATCAGCAAAGACATTGGAACCGTTAGATACATTCTTTAATTCATCATCGCTTTGGAAGATAAGATGTTGACCACCGGACGGTGTTATTTGTTCTATCCATTCAAATTCGTCCAAGTCATCATCAGTCATAATCTTATCTATTATCTTTGTGAAGTTCTCAACTCCGTTTTTATTTGGGTCATGGACATCTAAATCAATTATAAATAAATTGTTTTGCGTTGCCGGTAATCCCCAATTGCAATCTTTTGCGTTCTCATACCAATACAATACTTGCATGTAATCGGAAGAACAGTCTCGTTGCCATTCACGAATAAGTGGTGTTTTACCGTTTTGTATCACAGGGAATATTTTTAAACCAAACTGTAAATAGTTCTCATTTAATTTTTCCCACTTATTCACCACGATAATATCTTCTCCTCTTCCACTCAATTTCATAACAGTCTTCGCATACGGCAAAACCAAAACCATAAAGTGGTGTATGTATTTCAAGTGATGTATAAGTATCACCAAGTTTTCCTTGTCTACCACATTGAGCACAGTTTACTATTTCGTTATCGTTCGTTCCGCCACACTTAACATTCCAATTGTCTGGCACGACATAAGGTTCATAGTCATGCTTTTCATAATTCCATTTGTTTAATATCACGTTATCACATCCTAAAAAATTTCTTCGAGATTATCAGCCATGTCCTCTGCGTATTCGTCGGTTCCAAAGTATTCTTTAAACTCGTTTAGATTGTTTTCAATCTTTTTAATATATGCTGTATCTTGTATTCTATCAACAACGGTGTTGTATCTATTTTTATCATTAGTTATTTTAGTAAAGACGATGAACATATCTGTTAATTGTTGGTATTTATGACCATATAGATAATTGCTCTTATAAACATCGCACTTAGAATTGTTGCAAATATAGGCATCGGTGTATACATCACGAATATCTTGTTGTGTTATACCACAACTGTCAAGATACTCGTTCGCTGTTCTTTCTAGTGCGTTGTATTCTTCGTCATACATATCACAAATATCTTTATAACCTTGTGTTCTTTTGCATAACTCCTCATCGTAACTTTCCATTAGTCTAAATATCGCACCGTTAATTTGTTGTTTCAATACTTGTATTGTAGTATTGTTTGAATAATACGATATTGTTTGCGATGTATATGGTAGTTTGTTGTACCTTATCTCAAACGTTATGCTATCGGTTTGTGTGTAAATACTATATAAACTCAACGTGAATACATTATCTTTATATACAAATAAGTTCCATTTCTTTTTCCATAGTTCTTTATTCAAGTAGTTAGATATAAGAAAGTCGTAATCAACAGTGTATTGCTTTATTGTGGGAAACATATCTATTCCCCCACTGTTCTAAATTCATTGATGGCGTTTAATACTTCAACACAAATCTTTTTTCTAATTTCGAGTTCTTTCATTTTTGACTTATACATTTCTAATACGTTATCAATTTCAGTTAATTCGTTTTCATATCTTCTAACAACGGTGCTAGGTTCTGATTTCTTTTCTTCTTCGAAGTAATTTGGCACTAATTCTTTTGGTTCAAGTTTAGGCATTTCGGTTGTTGGTATCTCTGGATAGATTAAAGGTTCATCAACAACTGGTTCTTCTTTTGCAAGTGCTTTGTCTAAATATGCTTTTACGTCTGCCATTACCTTATAACTAGGTTTGAATTTCTTGCTAGTCATGTTTGAAACAGTACTATTGTGTACACCAATTGCAGCAGCAATTTGTACGTTGGTAATTCCATTGTCTTTTAGAATTTTTTTAAAGTCTGTTTCTTCAAAATATTTATCAAGTTCTTTGTCAACAATTGGTTCTCTAAGTCTTCTTGGTTGTTTCTTACCACTACCAACAACCTTTGTTGGTATTTGAATATTTAATTCATTGTTAAAGAAATTATATAATCTCTTTTTAAATTCAGCACCGGCTGGATTTCTACCTTGTAGATAATTCCATATCGTGCCTGAACTTTTATAACCAAGTAGTTTTA